CAGTGTGACCATCAGCCGCGTGGTTCAAGATGCGAAACAACAGGGGAGACACCATGGCAGGATCACCATACGCACCCCATCTAATCTTTCGACCTTTGACAGCAACGCGAGCGCCTAAGCCGTGAAGGTCTGATTGATATTTGCCAGCATGGTATGCACGCCAGACAGCCAACGGAGCTTGGCCGGGATTGACGTAGCAGGACCTCGAACCATCTTTTTGTTTGCGGTGTGGACAGTTGCCGCAGATAGAAACATCCTCGCCAGTTTGGATAGCTTCGACCGGTGAGATATCACGGCGAAGGATCCACACCTGTGCCATGTTGCCGGTTTTTCTGTTGCCTGATTGCATAGTCATGATCACAACAATGGGGGCGCCATCGATAGGTGAATCAATTTCTTGCAAGATGTAGCCAAGTGGTGCTTTGGTCATCAGAGTGCTAGGTGGTGGTGATCAGTCGCAATAAATCGGGTTGACGCTGCATAGCTGCGCTGCTCGCGTGGTTCGCATGTCTTGGATGCCTTGAGCTGTGTTGTTCATGGCATTGCTCGCAACGTTGACGGTGACGCAAACGATTACTAGGTAGATCAGGAGCGGTCTCATGGTTGGCTAGGTGTGATCAATAACTCGTAAGCTTTGATGGCATCTGTGACCTGCTTGATGGTCTCTGGTGCATGTAGTAGCGGCAACAACTCTCGATATGTTTTGAGAGAGGCTTTGATGGCTGCCTTGTCGGCTTGAGTCATCGGGGTGCTAGGTGTGAGTGACATAATACTAGCTATGAGCCCGTGTGATCTTGTGGACGTAGTGAGGACGGACAAGGCTGAGAACACGTAGGAAGTGCTCCGCTTCTTGCTTGGTCCGCCTCATGGCTACAGGCTGCCATCCGTCGGTGGTGCCGTGATACGTGGAAATGGTGGCGATGAACATTTGGGTGGTGTTGGTTGAACTGTGTCTATCCTGCCCCGACAGCGTGCCAAGTGAGAGCAATCACCCACATTTCTTAACAATTGATCAGTCCCATTGGATGCATGACATAGATGCCCGAACGTCTTTGTCCAATATCCACTCTTGTTCCACAGCTTGAACAGCGTTGACAATGTCCCACTGATCTGGTGTTAGGTCCTCTTCGTCCATGTCATTGGGTAGTGCATCCATCAACCTATCGAGTCTTGAATAGACCTCAACGAGTGAACGTTGCATGTTTTGCAGATAGATGGGTGTCTTGTCGGTAGTCATGTTGATAATTAATAAACGACAGATCATCACTAAAATATAAAAGTGAAACGATCAGGGCAAAGCCACACACAAAAAACGTGGCTATTGAGAATAGAGACAATTAATTGAGAATTAGAACCCCAATCAGATGTCTAGTCTGATGAGAACTGTTGCTATGACTGCTGTTTGAGAAAATAGACCCCCACCCCCCTCGGTTTTTAAATCGATAGGGGGCCATGGGGGTAGGCCGACCGGCAGCCATATAACGTATGGGCTCACAAATTTATGTTGTTTTACTCCGAAGACTTAAAGAACTCATCTATCTCAGGATGGATCTCTAATCCTTGGAATGGATCATATTCTTCCCCACGCATTGCAGCTCTAATAGAGGCACAAAGCCAAGGATTCTTAGCCTTCATAGCGGCTCTCAGAGCGGCTTGAAGTTTCATTTCTCTGTCAGACATCACACAACCATCTTTGTGTTGCTTGTAGGGTCTTCTAGGGCTGCCTCAGAGGCAAACGAAGTATCTTTAACCCCTTCTTTTTCAGAAGAGGAATACAACTCATCCATTTCCAGACACCAAGCCTTAAGGGCTTTACCGGTATCTGTGAACTTGGCTACACCTAGAGTTCTCCAGCATTCCTTGGGGTCGTTATGACCTCTAGTGGAACCTTTGTAATGACTAACGAAATAGTTAGGGCCTTCTCTGACCCGGAAGTAATCAAAAGAACACCCAGGGGTATTCCCGTCAAACGGTATGACTTTCATGGTAAGTGGTTATGACGTGCTATGTTTGTCTAGTCAGCCTAGACAGCAGTGAAACGAATCCATTACGACTTTGGCGGTAACGCTCCTTCTGTAGTCCTATGTGAGGACGACAGGGTCAGGATCAAGAACGCTTTAAAAGGTAAAGGCGTGACTGCTTTTGCTAAGGAAATAGGAATCAACAGAACCCATGTCTACGGGTTACTAGATTCACACCGTATGGAACTACTTAGGTTTGCTCAGATCTGTAAGGTACTAAACCTACAACTACTAAACAAACAAGACATAGAAGAGTTTATGTTAGAACTAAACAAACAACTGTATGTATGAGTTCGTGTTATTTGTGTGTGTTTATTTGTGTGTGATTAACACTTCACTCAGCTCTGTGACCGTCCTGCGTCACCCCTGCGGGGTTCCTCGTACTGTCTACGAGAGCCCGATGGGGTGTTGATGTGTGTTATTTACAGGGATCCAGTCATTTGTGCTGCCCCCCATCTGTGTGCTTAAGGGACACCGAGTCTCACGGTTACATGGTCTTGATTTAATTTTTTGGTTTGGTGTAAGCAAAGAGAAGAGAGGTCCTCCGATGTAATTGCATCAGAACGAGGTACCTCAATTCTCACCGCATATCCACACAAGAGAGCACCACTTCTCTTGCATAACTGGGGCCACTTTTAAGTCCAGTCCCAAACCTTAGTGCTAGCAGTGGATGCGAGGCCTTTGAATGAACGACCTAAAACCAAAGCATCTGTTGCTTGGTGTGGGTTGTTTTCAAAGGCATCCATCATTGCTTTCCATTCTTCATGCTTTCTAACTGCCTGTGCTTTGTGTGCTGATTGAGCAAGGGCGTCAATAAACCATTGGACACCTTGGGATAGGGCATCAATACGGTCATCGTGTTTGATAGCACCACCACCTTTGATATTGCACATACGAGACATCTGATAACCGAGCATGTACTCCAGACGTCTTTCGGGTGGTTCAGTGGGATTAGAGGCGTAGTCGTATTCCCAAACCTTTGGATCAATGATCAGCTTGTGCTGGTTCATGACAGGTTCAAGAGTTTCTATAATTCTTTGTTCTTTACGGACGGTTGCACGGACTTCTTCTGTAGTGAAGTTGGCACCCATCTGAATGATGTGTCGTTTAAACAACTCACATATCATTCCATCTCCGTAGTTTGATTCAACGAGGAGACGGCTGACGTTATATCTCTTACCAAGCCGTACAATACTACTGAGGGTGCCATCAGAGTACCCATCACGGAAAGCAAGCATATCCCTAACAAAGACATAACCATTAGCTTGTGAGAGCACCACAGCAGTAGTTTCATCGGCTCCACGGCCAGAGGGATCGACAGAAACGATCGATTCTGTGTATTCACACATTCCTTCGTCGATGAACATTGGGGCATAGAACCGATCTCCAGGTAATCCAACTGGGTTTAAATCTTTGATCATGTAACGGGGATCAGCCGACCAGGCATAGCGTTCAGCGCATTCATTACCTAGGGGTGTAACGATTAGATCTTGGAACTTAAGTGGGAACTTTTCACTGTCAGATAGCGAGGTATCCAACATGAATTGCAAGTTAAAGTTTGAGCGGCCCATGGCCGACTCACGTTCCATTAGGTCCAGGTCACTGAATCTCGTATCTGTAGGTGCGCCGGGATCCTGTCCTCTCTCAATATCCTCGACCAACTGCGGTGCGAGTAATCCTTCGTACTTTGATAAATCATCGGGGTATCTTGCGGGCCACACGAACGGCCTATAAGATCGTTCGGCCAAGCGTCTGTAGACGGTGAAGGTTGACTGCGGAGTCCCAAGAAAAAGTATTCGGCTATCATCTTTAGGTGTTAAAATAGATTCAGATTCAGTTACTAATTGTAAAAGTTTCTCCCGCTGGATATCACTGTAGCTATTTTGGGGCACTTCCACATCGTCAAATACTAGAACGTCTGCACGGCTTCCGGTCATCTGACCTTGGATACCAACAGACTTAACTGAAGGGGCCTGGTGTGGTCTTGCTGGGCCGACATCAAAAGATATTCTGGACCAGCGTTGATCAGAATCTTTAGGGCCTAGATGGCCTAGCCATTCGATATCTAGGATAAGCTTTTGACAAAAGATAGAGAAGTTATCTGCTCTTTCCTTTGAAGCTGAAATAACCAAGATCTTACGGTCTGGATCATTAAACAAAATCCAAAGAACAAAAGCAGCAGAGATCCAACTTTTACCAACACCTCGAAAAGCTGAGATCTGTAATCGTTTAGGACCATGCTGTAAGTAGTCAGCAATAGCTAGCTGTGCCCTTGTTGGTCTTGGTAGATCTAGCTCCCGCCAGATCAGTGTAAGAAAAGCTTTAAAATCAGTCTTGATTTTTATTTCTAGTTTGTTTAAATCCATAGGTATATCCAATGTTATCTAACCCCTCAACATCAGAAGGCTCTGAGTGATAGCTAGGAGGCTCTATAACGGGGTCGTTAGGTGTGTGAGGTGCAATCCCCTTCTCGATTGCTGCAGACGTCTTAGCGTCGATCCAGGCGGTCTCTAAGCCATACAGCCAACCTTTCAAAAAGAAAGCGAGTGGCTTAGATAATTTCTTATCCAGCCACCTGGCTATATCCCGAAACTCATTGAGTCGGAATTTTATTTTCATTTAGTCTTGGTATTATATTTCTTACCCTTCCAGGTAAATTCTTTTTTACCAGCCTTACGGGCTGCTGCAAAACTCTTATCAAAAGACTGGGCGCGAGTACCAACCTTCTTAGGTCCTACTTTTTTAGGTCCGACTTTGGCACGACTACGGACAGTGCCATCCTTATCTCTTGTGTTGTACTTACCAACACTAGACGCAGCCTTCTTAAGTTTTTGTTTGGCCTCTAGTTGCTTTGCCTTGCTAATCGGGTTGCGTAGTGCCCCAGAAGCCAACGCGGTAGCCATACCAGCCAATAGCGTTGTTTTAATACCACTGCCACTACGACTGCCGCCACCACGGGGAGTTAACCGGGTTGGTTTAACAACACTTCTAGCTCCAAGCCTTGTGCCAGGAGTAGGTGGTTTAGATGAAGGTGAAGAGGTAGAACCTTTGCGGGTTCCAATAATCCCTGACACCTTTCTATTTGGACCTTGTACGGGTGGATTTCGAGGTCCTTGGGCACCACGGGGTGGAGTCCTGGTTTGACCT